TGTAGTCGGCCTTTAGAGCGCGAGTCTTAGCCTGAACAGCAACCTTGTCAATGGTGAATGCCATTTCCTGGAAAGGCTTGCCATTAGTTCCGCCGAGGTTTTCAGCATCACCTACAAGTAGTCCCTTGAAATCGTCATTGAATAGCTGGGTGTCTCTTGTACCACCAGTTTCTCCAGCGAAGATTGTTAGACCATAACCAACATTAGCAGCTAGATTGGTATCTGGGTATGAAGTAAACTTGCTGGTAATTCCGTTAGTACCACCTGAACCACCGAATGGTACGAATGGTTCCTGGAATAGAGCTTCCTTACGGCTACCATCAACGTCGTACTTGGGACGCATTGCAAAAATGAGTCCGGTTGGAGCGGTCATGGGTTGAACGCCGCAGATGTCGTAGGCAATTAGGTTTGGCATTGCGCGACGAACAAGGCTGATTAGGATTGGGTCATAACCAGCGATGTTTGTTGCAGCGGGGGTAATTACACCGCCACCGAGTGCTCCACCTAGTGTATTGTCTTCGACTAGTCTTTGCTGACGAATAGCAGCCTCTTGGTTTTCAAGTAGAACTGCGGTAACTTTCTTCTTGTAAGTATCTTCGATAGATGGAAGAGCGTTGTGTTCAAGTACAGGCTCCCACTTTTCAGTTAAGATATCGTATGGTGTTGTTTCTTCGATCATTGTATCTCCTAATTTTATTTATAAAATTTATTTCTTTGTATGTCTACTCAAGGCTCTTGTATACTGATTCATAACGCCTTCGGTTATTACTTCGGGCTGTGTTGAAGTCTCCAGAATGTCTACAGAAGGTAGACTTCTTGCTGGTACAACTGGAGAAATTACTGGCAGTCTGGGAGCAGGGACAACCTGAGATCTTAAGAAACTTTCCTTAATAATTCTTAGCTTGTCTCTGAACATTTCGGGTGATTCGTATTCGATGCCTTCGCATAGGTTCTTTAGCTTCTCTACTTGAGTTGCGGCAAGACCACGGGTTTCTTCGGCAAAAATTGCCACTGATGCAGATTCCATAATTCTCTTACGGAGTGTAACATTGGCATTGATTACGTTGTTTAATTCTAGATTTTGATTATCGATAGTTTCGTATAGTTCATCTAGAACGTCGTATTTTTCATCTGGAACATCAATGAAGTTATTTTCAAATAGCTTCTTTAGACCAAAGATGAAGTTTTCAGCAAGCTCAACCTTTAGGCCGCGCTCAACCTGAAGCTTGTTTTCAGTTACCCACTCTTCAACGACATAAGTTAGATAATCATCAACCTTTTCGGTTAGCTGATCTACCATGCCTTCTAGGGCATTGTTATATTCGTTTTCGTAGTGTTCTGCAATTTGTCTTGTTGCTTCTCCGACCTTTTCGTTTACAGCAGCAACAAAAATTGTTTTTGCTTTTTCAATGAAATCTTCTGAAAGATTGGTATTTGCAAAAAGTGCAGCTAGATGTTCCTTTAGGGATTCTTCTGCTGACATTTCGTCTTCATCTTCCATTCCTTCTTCCATTTCAGGCTCTTCTACTTCAGAATATCCTCTAGATACAGGTGCTCCCATACCCATAGAATTTGAGCCGACTGATCGGCCTGGTCCTGAAATGCTGGCCCTATTTCTTTGATCTAATCCTTCGATAGGTGAGGGAAGTTCAAATCCCTTACCGGTAGTATCAAAACTACCTTTACCCATAAAATCTGCAACTGGTTGTTTGTTTTGCATTTATAATCTCCGTTTTTATTTATAATTCCTATTAACTAGTTCCTCTACGCCTAAATCTTTGATTAAGTCCGGCCATTTCGCCCGGATCTGTCGCTATTCTCTTTATTGTGCTTTGTATATAAGGAATACCTACTATTCCTCTTTCTGCTTCTTCTGAAGCCTTTCCTATATCGCTGAATGCACGACTTATGAAGCCGCCAGAATCAGAATCTGTTGCTGCTCCAACAGCCGCGCCTCCGGCTGCTCCGACTGCAAGCGGAACAAGATTTCCTGAAGCATCTTTTTTAAGTCCTAATATTTCAGATCCTCTTCCTTGTTTGCCAAGTGTTTTGAGTTTTTCTACCTCAAAATATTCTCTTGATCCTCTTGGATGTGGATTTGGAGCAGTTAAAATATCATCGATCAAATCTTCTGTTGTTTGCACGGTTGTTGCTCTTTGTTGAGCAGTTTTTTGAGCTTTTGCTTTTGCACCTGGAGTCATGGACTTTAGTTTTTTTCCAGCCCACCCTAAAGCACCAGAAATAAGTCCACCCCTACTCTCATTTAAGACATGCTTTGAGGTATAGTAAAGAGATAATTCTTGTTCTCTTGAAAGGGGTTTCATTTTATTTTTCTTAAAAAGTTAGAAAATAATTTAATTGATTCTTCCTGAAGTTTTCTTTTTGGTGTTCTTTTAAGAGAATTATGATATGCAGCAATCTGCTGTTCCTTAAGAATACCATTGTCCCAAATCCATTCTCTACCTTCCATGATTCCGTTTACGAAAGCATTTGGGGCCGAAGGATCGGCAACGATATCAATTGCAGCAAGCATGAAATCTTCTTTGACAACATTTATGCTACCTTTTTTCTCCAATGACCCCATTCCGCGGGTTGAAACGCCAAGCTTAACACCCTCGTTCATTAGATTTTTTACAATCTGTCCGCATGGAGTATCAAGAATTTTTGCCTTACCATAGAAATCGTTATTGTTTTCATATAGCCAGGTAATCTTATGAGAAACACGATCTAGATTTACAGAAGGCCCAGTTGGGTGGTTCAGTTCACCGAGAGCACGGTTCTTGTTGACATATTCTGTTACATAACGCTGTGCTTCTTTAGCAAGAATTTGCTTTGGATAAACTCTGCCATTCTTATTTTTTTGTTCAGCCTGCATGAAAACGCCTTCGATGAAATGTTGTTTTTCACCATTGGCATTTTCTGTCAGATATGCTACTTCTTCAATTGTTTCGGTGATTAGTTTCATTTAATCAGGACTTTCTCTTTCTCTTCTTCATTGCTTTGGTTGCTAAAGCAATTGCTTTCTTCTTAGGCATTCCTCTTTTCATAAAAAGAGCTACTAACGAATCTAGCTTATCCATATCTCCATCGCCATCTTGATCGGAATATTCGCCTTCCCCACCTCCAGATTCGCCACCTCCGCCATCGCCACCTCCACCATTTTCCTCGCTGAAATAGGTCTTAGCAATTTCTTTGTATTCTTCTGCTAGTCTTTGACCCAATTTCAATGCTAAATCTTCACAAATAGTTTTCTTTGCGTCGATTGCATTTTCTTCTAATATTGATTTAATAATTTTTCTTGCTTTCATAGTAGTGTCCTTTTCTATTTATTTTTTTATTAAGTTGGTTCTGTGGTACTGTCTGGCTGTTCTGGAGTAGATTCCTGAGCCATTTGATATTCTAGTTCCATTTTTCTTAGTTCTTCTTCTCTCTTACGAGCCAGATCAACCGCCATTTCTTCCTCTAAAACCTTAATTTCCTCATCTGTAAACTTTAAAATATTTCTTTTTATATAATTTGAAGAGAAATAAACGCCGACCATAGGCTCCATTTGGGTGGCAAGATCCATTCTTGCACTAAGTATTTCAGCATCCTTTAGGTCGTTAAAGTACGAATCCTTGTTAAAGGCAAAATTAATATTCGGGTAAAGTATATCCCAATCCTGTTCGGTTATTATTCCCTTTAGAAGCAGCTGAACTCGTAAAAGCTGTAAAAACAGTCCTGAGAACTTATAACGAATTTTTTCTATAAACTTATAGAATTTAACTTCATCTCTTGTTATATCTGCGGCTCTACCAAGATTAAATCCGTTTTCGCCTACTAATCTTGATGGTGGAATATTTAAAGCGTAGTAAAGCTTTTTCTTAAAATATTCTACGTCAGTCAATTCTCCTAAGTTTTGCCCACCATCAAGAGTTGAAATTTCTGTACCCTTACCACCTTCTCTTCTTGGAAGCCAGAAATCCTCAAGCATTGCCATTTGGTTTCTATCATCCTTAATTTCTCCAGTGGATTGATTATAAACCATTCGGTTTCGATACTTATTCATCAATTCTCTGATATATTGCTCTGCCTTTTGTTTTGGAAGATTACCAACATCCACATAGAAAATTCTACGTTCTGGAGCGCGAGAAATGCGATATACGACGATGGCATCTTCGACCTGGCGTAGCATGTTCAACGGTCTGATTGCCTTGTGAAGGAATCCTAGAACCCTCTTTGAGTTCATATCAACCATTCCAGAGTGAACGTAGCAGACAGAATCTGGGGAAATCTTAAGACCAGAAGAAGTTGTAGAAATTACAGAATTCTTATCATTGTTTGTATAAGTGTAATATTCTTCAATATCTTTGATCAACATCGTAGATTCTAAACCTTGTTTAGTACCTGATGTCTTTACTCTTCTAACCTTTTTTACCTTAGTAGCATCCAAAGGAACCAATTGCTGAATTCCTTCTCCGGGATTTTCGCTATCGATTGTTATATAATAAAATAGTTTAGAATCGATGTACCATCTTCTAAAAATTTCATATCCCTTATCCTGAAAATCTAATAATTTTAAAATATTATTAAATTCTTCGTGAATTTTGCTCTTAATATTATCAGAATAGTCGATTTTTTGAAGATCTAATTTAATTGGCTTTCGATCATTACCCATTACTATGGATTCATTTGCTATTTCGTCTATGGCTGTATCTACTTCTGGATACAATGCCATTGCTCTGTATTGGGCAATAATTGCATTATCATCCTTCGCTGAACCCATGAAATCAACAAATGTTCCATAGACTCCAGCACCTTCAAGGGTATAAGCACCATCAAATTCTTCAGGCGTAGTAAAATTTTGAAGATTTTTTGTTTCTTCTTTTTTTTCCTTGCCTATTGTAAATCCGAATAAGTTCCAAGCCATTTAAATCTCCATTATGTTATTACATCAATATAGTCAAAAACAAATGTTACGTTAAAAGTAACATATTCATCATTCGCAGTCATATCTAGGTCAATTTCGCCTACGCTAAACGGCCAGCATCCATAAAGAGTTACTGTTTTTAAAGGATTTGTGGAGCAATTTAAATCTAGTTGCTTTATGGTCCATGCATCTCTTTTATAAGAAATTGGATTGTCCTGAGAACCGACATTAGTTTCGTGGTTGTTTATGCTATTGCTCCAATCGTGCAATTTGCTCCACAGTAAACTATTGTTTTGATTATTATCGTCAAGTACAGTAACTACCCAGGATGATTCACCCTGCTTGCCGTAAATTCTATCTCCTGGAAGCTTTAATTTTCTTCCTCTGTGATTAAACTCGTTTGTTAGTAATGTTACTTGTGGTAAAGAGGCCCCAAGAACTTGAAACTTATTCCATTGTCCGTTTGGAAATGAACCCTCAACGAGAAAGCGATTTTTTCTCGTACCTCCGTAAAACTCGCTTTTGAAATTGTATATTGATTGTGCCATTTTTATCCTGTGAAATAATCGTAGTTTATCTGAACACCAAATGCATTATAACCATTTTGTGTCATCGTAAAATCTATAGGATTTACTATAGCAGGCCAACACCCAACAAGAGTCATTGTTTTTAAAACATTACCATTATGATCTAAATGTTTAACAGTCCAGTTTCGCTTTGCATCAGCAAAACTATCCGTTATATTTGTACTTCTTAGATTACTTACATGTTCGTTTATCAGTTTTTGCCATTCCTGAAAAGAATGCCATAGGGAAGTATTGGTATCGTCCAATATGGTTATATCCCAGGGTTCATAAGTTCTATCTCCGGCAAAGTTAGCAAATCTTCCTCTATGTGGTACAGATACAACCCCTAAATCAGAAGAAGGAAGGGACGCAGAAATTATATGATATGTTGTTATGTTATTGGTGACATTGGAGGGCCATGTACCCGTAACAATAAATCTATTTTTTCTAGTTCCGCCTTTAAAAGCTGAAATAAAATCTGTAATTGAAGCCATATATTATGTAGTAAAGGACAACTCCACAAAATTTATGCTTTGTGATGGCTTAATAGAGACTTCTACATTTAATTTTCTATTGTTTATATCATCTATTGTGTTATTAGAAGCATCACAAACAACCCTATAATCTTCCAAACCCTGATTTGCCTTTATTTGTTGAAGAACGCTTTCAAATCTATTTTTAACATTTGCTCTTAAAAATTCATCATTTATTTCAAATAAAGCATTACTCAATATTGCATACGACTCAAAATTTATGTAATTTAATAGACTTGCATAGCTTATTGAGGTTTTTATTGGCAAATCGTCTGATGGTTCCCCAGAAAAATCACTGAAAAGATATATGCTCTTGTTGCCAGTATCGTCCGTTATCTTTAAAAAAGAATTTACTCTTTTTGTATAGCTAGTAGAAATTTCAGCATTAGAAGAGGAAGTAAAGCTAGAAGGAGTTTCTGGTACTACTAATTCGGGAATACCATTTACAGTAGAAAATGTTTGATTTAGCATTTTTCCACGGTCAAATCCCGCCGGAGTAAACCAAGGATATGATGATAAACTTCTTGATAAACAACCAACACCATCAGATAACATAGGTAAAATTACAAATGGAGCATTAACAGGAAAATCTGGACTAAGTTCAGATTCATAAAATCTTTTTACTCTTTTTATTCCACCAACTGTAAATGTAATATAATTTAAAGAATTTCCTGTAATTGAAGTTCTTTTTTTCATATTATCAAAAGTAAAAGTGTGACCTATATTTCCTGTTTCTGTATAGGAGGTTTCATATACTGAATTTGTACCTCCTCCTGGATTAGGCGTTTCAGACAATGCATTGAAACATATTGGTACTTTTTTTTCCTCAAAAAAAGTTTTTACTGCATTTGAAAATGTAGCAGTTAGGGGATCAAATACTATAGCTTTTATATCGTATTTACTAAAAGCTTCAGCAAGATAAGTTTCTGGAGTAGTTGAACAATTTATTAAAACGATATTAAAATTATAGTGGGCTAAATCCAGTAAAAAATTATTATAAAAATCTAATTTTCTGGCAGTTTTATTTAATGCGCTAGTAGAAGTTGTCAATAAACCTACTAAAGTTTCAAAATTTGCTCCCGCTCCAAGCGCAGTATAATTTGCATTTTTAATTAAATCAGTTAACTCTGAAATACTAGAGATTTTATAAACTTTATCGGTTATTCGTAAAAATGTAAATATACTAGAATCATAGAGCATTACTGCAATGTCTATGTCTTTTTGCGTATCAACCGACTTTAGTTTAAATGATACTGCCATTAGGCTTGATTTATAGTAAATCTAAATGTGATTTCATTAACGGAGAAGTTTGGCTTGAATGTTAAGTCAACAACAAACTGCCTAGCTTGTATGGTAGAAGTTGTATTATTTGAACCATCGCAGACAATACTGTAAGAAGAAATTCCTCTACCAGATTTTGTAAATTCCATTACAGCAGTGGAATCTGTTACAAACTTTGCTCTGGTTTCGGCA